AGCTGTAGCACCCGATGCATCGGAGTCAACTTCATAACCATCAGCATCTTCATAGTGGTGAATACCATTTATGTTATCAGGGTATTTCTTTGCAACAAACTTCTGCAAGTCAAAGTATGGTAGAGGCCAATCGTAATATGGATTGGTCATATAGTTTGCATACATGATTACCCAATGCAATGTAGAGTCACCATAAAATTGATGTGCAAGGGTATCAGCCCTATCACCATCGTTGATGAAGTATTGTTCAAAGAACGCAGAGTTAATGACGTTCATCTTTTTTCTGATTCTTACAAGAACATTCGTTATTCCTTGAACACGTTTATTATTCTTGTCACCACGAACATCATAAGCTATTGTTGGAAAATATTCAAAGTATGCCATTAGAATCTCCTCTTCTTTCCAGCAAATCTACCAGCTACAGTTGCACCTAAAACATCTTCACCAGTAATGATTTCTGTTTCTGCAAATGTTAATTGTAAGGAAATATCAACAGGTGCTCCTCCTGCAAATGATCTCCAGCCACTGCCAGTAAAGTTTGTATTGACACCTGTGCATACACAAGTTTTTAATTCTGGAAGATATGTATTAGTTTGATAAGAATTATTTGCATCTAATGTTAAAAACTCTATCCAAAATTCTTTAGGATATGCAAACACACCTGTTTTACCATTATCACCATCATAAGTTGGTTTAGAACAAGCTCTGAATGAGGTAATAATGTTTTGTATCATATTAACATCACCTTGACTTCTAGCTCTGAAGGTAAAGGCAAAGTCAAAAGTACGAAAGTCAACACCCTCAAATGTTTGTTCTTTGTATGGGTTTGCCTTGACATTAAAGGTTGATTCAATACCACTTTGAAGACCACCACTACCAAGTACTGCACCAACAACACCACCTGCTATACCACCACCAAGTGCTAATGCTGCACCACCGAGCATAGAACCAGCATTAGACAGCAAACCACTTTCTAAAGCATTGCTCCCCATATTATCGCCTCCTGCTTTCAATGCACCAATAACACCTAAGTCTGAACCTTGCCATTGTACTGCTTCATTGAAAGCAACACTACTAGGCATATTCAAATAGATACTTTGTATATGTAGAGATGTCATTGCGTCAAGAGTTGGTTTTCTGTTTTCAAACTCGGTTTGAAGAGTGTTAAGAAATTTCTCACCTTGACCAACAGCACTCTTAGTTTGTTCTTTAGCTCTTTGTCCTTGAAGTTCTCTGCGGGTTGATTCCAAAGCACTTATTGTTTCATCTTTTGCTTTTTGTGTATTGGTTTTATTTACGATACTTCTTTTTGCAATATTAATGTCACTCTGATTTTGATCCAAAGCTTCGTTTGAACCACTACCTATTTCACCAAATGCTTTTGCAGTTGAACCTGCCTGTTCTTTAATCTTGTCATAAGAAGGCCCCTGTCTTGTAAAAATTCCAAACCTTATTGACTCAGGGTAAAAATCTTCCCCTGTCATATCTCTTGGGTACATTAAAGATTCTTTAGTACCCCCAGCTAAAGTGTTACTATTAAAGTCAACCATATCTATTTCCTTTTCCTACTTTTTATTAAAGATTCTCTGTGTATTATTCTTGTACTTAGTTTTTGTAAATTGCCAGTAACAAATCTTTCAGCAGGTTGAAGTATTGCTTTCTCCCATTCAGTTGGCGGTATCATAATCATCTTTGATCTAATATGATTTTTACGATATCTATGTAAAGCTATCTTTGCAAACCGATATTTATGATTTGTCATTATGAGATTTCTAAATGCCCGAACCCTCAATCTGGTATCGTCTGCAATCTCATCTGAATCAAAGAATCTTTTCATATTCTCAAATAAAGGCATTCTCCATTTAACAGGTATGTAATGAAAATTAATTCCCTCAAAGAGCATCCCCTTCTTACGAATCATAAAGATAAGTGGAAATCTATCAAAGAGTATGTTGGTAGGTTCAGCCTGATACTTGTAAAAATACATATTACCAGATACTAATGAAGTGACCTGATTACCTTCTATTATATTCAGTTTTGCTTTAGTTGCCATTGTATGTATTTATAAGAGATTTACTTAATTCCTAATTCTTTTTCTGTAATAACTACAAATTCCCAATCACGTTTTTCAGCATATCTCTTTGCAGCTTTCCACTTTGCCTGGTTCATTACATAGGTCTTGATCTTGTTCTTATATGTAACAGTCTGCCTTTTAGGCTTCTTAGGGGGGAAACATTGATTATAGGGTTTAATCTCTATAATATACTTCTTAGGCCGTCCTGATCGGGTCATCACCTTGACATAGAAATCCACAAAATACCGTCTGGTACGCTTGTCTATTGGGTGATAATAAGGTACAACTATGGTTTCTGAGCCCCATTCAATGACGTTAGGATTACCATCTAAATACTTCATGTATCGGAGCTCCCAACGTGACCTATGTTCACATTCATGGAGATTGCCCACATATTTCTCTTTATTTCTTACCTTATATTTTCCAACTTTAGGGTATTTTTTCATAAATCTCTTATAAATACATTATACGGTTCAAAGTATTTATAACAGGAGTAAAACAATGGCGGGTCAATTTTTAGACGATTTTAAAAGTAGAATGACATCATTTGCTAGGCCAAATCTTTTTGAAGTAGAAATATCCAACCCTAGAATAAAAGTTATAGAGGAAATTAGAAGAAGATTAACCTTTGCGTGTTTCTCTGCACAAATCCCCGGCATGACTACCATGACAACCGAAAAGGATGAGGGTTATCGTTCTATAGCATATCAAAAAGCATATGAGGATGTTTCTCTTGGTTTCTATGTTAATGGGGATATGAAAGAACTAAAAGTATTCCAAAATTGGATGAAACTTATGATTGATCCTAAAACTAATCATGTAGGATTTTATGATGATTATAAAGCAATAGTAACAATCAAAAATTTAAATCAACAGCAGGATGTAACTTTAACTACTACATTACATGATGCATATCCAAAATCATTATCAGCTGTAGGATTAGACTATGGAACTAATGACGATATTATGAAAATTGATGTTACTTTTACATATCGACACTATACACAAACATTTGGTGAACTCCAAGAACCAGTAGGTAGAGGAAACTTTACTGAAACAAGTGCTGAAGATATACCTAATCCATTATCAGCTATAAATACATTAAAAGATAAAACAGGAAATTTAGTTACAAAAAATGCACAAGGATTTTTTGTTCCAGCAGAAAATAGAATTAATCAGTAAATAATAACAATATCATTTTATATTAAGGAGTCAATGAAATGGGATTACCAAGAATTGCAGTACCAGAGTATAGTTTAACATTACCATCATCAGGAAAAGAATTAAAGTACAGACCTTTCTTAGTTAAAGAAGAAAAGATTTTGCTTCTTGCTATGGAAAGTGAAGACTCAAAAGAAATTATCACAGCTACTAAAAATGTTATTAAAAATTGTGTCTTCGGTGAAATAGATGTTGATGCACTTCCAACATTTGATATTGAGTATATCTTTCTTTGGTTAAGAGGAAGAGCTAAAGGTGAGAAGGTTGAATTAAATTATAAGTGTCCTAAGTGTGAAGGACAGATACCTTTATCATTTAACATTGAAGATGTTAAAGTTGTTATAGCTGATGGTCACGATAAGAAAATTGAACTGACTAATGAATTGGGTGTTATGATGAAATACCCTACAATGACATTACAGGCAGAGATAGAAAAAATGGCTGACTTGTCACAAGTAGAACAAATGTTTAAAACAATACGGTTGTGTATGGATTATATCTATGATGCTGAAAAGATGTATGCAAGTAAAGACCATACCGAACAAGAGATGGTTGACTTTCTTGAATCATTAACGGATGACCAGTTTCAAAAGATTTCTAAGTTCTTTGAAACGTCACCTAAACTTAAACATGAAGTAAAACTTGATTGTAAAAACCCTACTAAAGAATCTAAGGGTAAGAAGAAATCAGTTTGTGGCTATTCAGAGGATTTGACTCTGGAGGGTCTACAATCTTTTTTCGAGTAATCCTCTGCAATGAGTCATTATCTAATATGATGAATACTAACTTTTCCATGATGCAACATCACCAGTATTCATTAACTGAATTAGATAATATGATTCCGTGGGAGAGAGAAGTATATGTTGCTCTCCTAATGAATCACATTTCAGAGGAAAATGCAAGAATCAAACAACAAAACAAGGGATAATAAAATGGCTGCAGAACAAATGGCATTACAGTTTGGACAGATTCAACAGAAAAATAATATGGAACTAGTTAAAAACTTAACTGCCGGTTTAGGTAAAAAGTTGAATACTGGTTTTTCTTCTGTGGTGGGCTCTGTTAAAAAAATGACCAAGACTGCAGCCGGAAACCTTGAAGATAAACTTGAAGCAAGGAAGGCAGAGAAATTAAAATCTGACCGTCAAATCAAATGGGAAGAAACACAATCAAAATTTTTTGGTTTTATGAAAACCAAATGGTCTTCTATCACAGAAAATAAAAAGGTTCAATCTTTTGGTGGTTTTCTAAAGAAGATTCTAATTGGACTAGCTCTCTTTGCTTTACCTAAAGATTTTTGGGTAGGAATTGGTAATGCCCTTAAAGCATTAGGAAAATGGATAGTAGAAATTGATTGGATAGAAGTATTTAACACTATAAAAGAAACTGTTATATCTATAAAAGAAGGTATAACTAAAGTAATTGAGGGTATTTTCGGTGCGTATGACAAGGATAAAGACGGCAAAGATATTGGTAATAGAAAAGGCGGACTACTAGGAGAGGGTGGAACACTTACTGATGTTA